TCAAAAAATCTTATCAAAATAGATCCAGCACGCTTTTCGCACCAGTTCTTCCGTCACATCGAAGTATTCTGCAAGTTGCCAAACTTCACAATACCCTTTTTTCATAGCAATTTCCATTTCCTCTTTCGGAATCAGCTGTTCGCAAGCCCATCTGTTTGCACGGTATTCATGCCGGCTGACAAGATCGCAGCTGCTCCAACGATTATAAAATGCACCCTGTGTGCAGTGACCCAGCTCATGAGCGAGCCGGATCTTTTTTTCTGCATTGGTTGGCATTTCGCTGTCGTCCATGCCAATATAGCAATCAAAATCATCTGTCTGTATCGACAAGGATTTTGTCTTTGGAAGCGGAAACGGTATGACTTCTATATTTTCAACGTCTGCAATATGATATAGATCATCGAGGTTCATTTTTTATCCTTTCGCTTATTTTCCTCACGCAGCTTGACCATTTCAGCAAACTGCTTGACCTCTGCATACATTTCATCGGTGATTCCCTCAGCACCGTGGAATAAGGCAAATTTGATGTCGTTTTCTGACACTGGGTCTTTTTCGTTCTCTGTTTCGTTTCCAACAAGATAGTCTACAGAAACGTGAAAATAGTTTGCAATACGCTTGATCGTCTCAATGTCAGGCGTTCGTTTCCCTGTTTCCCACATAGCAATAGTTCCATTGGAAATAGAGAAAACGTCCGCAAATTCAGCCTGCGTCATTCCACTATCTGAACGTAATTTTTTGAGTTTATCTGCCAACATGGCAATCACCTCCGTCTGTTGTTATAATATCACAATTTGTGAGGATTGTCAATCAAAACGCTAACGTTTTGTGCATACTAACGAAATGTTAGGAATAGTATTGACTTCCTCACATAATGTGTGCTACAATACTAACAGAACGTTAGGAATAGTGAGGTGACAACATGATAACCATACGCAAAATTCGCTTAGAACGTGGCATGACCCAGAAAGAACTTGCAAGCCGTCTAAACGTAACGCCGAATGCTGTTACACAATGGGAAAAAGGCACACGGAATCCAAGTCTGAACAACGTGAAGAAAATGGCGGAACTCCTGCATTGTACAACGGATGAAATTTTAGGTTCTGTAGGAGGTGAATCCGATGAATCTAAAATCCATGATTGAAAGGAACGTTTTTATGAAGAACATGACTGATGAACAAGTAGAAATGGAGATTCAAAACCTTCGTGATTCTGACAATGTAAAGCTTGCACAGAGAGAGCAGCGAATCAAGTACAAACGCCGCCAATATCTGTATCAACTTCGGTACTACGAAAAAAGAGGAAAGCAGCTTGCCGAACTTGGTGCAACACTGGAAAACTTAGAAGAATTTCTCTATGGGGAGGTAATTGAAGAATGAACAGGATTCCATACATCAAACCCGTATTCCTGTGCAATCCAGAGAAGAACACCATTTGCAACAAAGCCATTTGTCAATCCGGATGCCGGTACACAACACACCAGCAATTTGCACAGCTGGACAAGCACGGAAGTCCCATACAAGCGGACATTTTCAAGGAAGGAGTAACCCATGAGAGAAATCATTAAAGAAGATGTGTTTACATCGAAAGACACGACAATCACTTTGCAGCCTATTCCAGAACAGCTGCTCACAGTAAAAGATGTTGCATCTCTGCTGAAATGCAACATTGCTGCGGTACATAAACTGCGACAAGCCGGCGTGATCCGCTTCATGAAGCTTGGTTCTTACAAGTGCCGTGTATCCACTTTTCTAAAGTTTTTGGAAGATTATGACGGACAAGACCTGAGCAGGTATATCCATGCCGATGAAGAACCTGAATGTACAAATAACGAGGTGTTAGCATGACCGCAGAAAATCGCGACAAGGTGAAGATGTTATTTGATCTCGTACTGATCGCAAACGATGTCCTGCCAGAGCAGGACAGGCTTTCTTTTGACTACTCAAAGGGTGAAATGTTCGCCACTGTCTACGCTATCGACACCAGTGAACCGGTATGCCGGCTTTTTTGGTGGGTTTACTATGAGCCGTCACGCATACCGAAAGCAGACCCGCCTGAGAAGCCGCATGAGTATCTGACACTTGATCAGGCTATCGAGAGAGTGCGGGAGATGATAGCCCACAGATAAGCTTCACGTCCCGAGCATGACGTAAAACCGCTCTCCACTGCCCCGAATGGGGCTACCCTCCATTTTTTATCTCCCCTATGCGGCGGTACTGGCAGCCGCCGCAAATACAGTGATGCAGTCATATCTGGGGAATGACAACCCCCAGACTGCCGGTGCAACTCCGGCACACTGCCCCAACATCTCCAATGTCATAGGTACTCCTTTCCGTGCGGCGGTATAGTACACCGCCGCATATCGGGCGATGCAGTCATGATGTGGGAATAATCACCCCACATCTTCCGGTGCAGCTCCGGAACGCCCTGCCATGCCCAGTTGCCGGCAGTCAGACAACGAACGGAATCCGTTGGCACACACGCAACAGCGACCACAGGCGGCTTATTACCTGTAGCTGCACGGTTATATATCGTCCCGTGATTACACGATACACCGTGCCGGTGCTTCCGGTGCATTGAGCAGATCAGTGCACTTCCACAAATAAATCAAGGAAGGAGGAAAAGAAATGGCTTTCTATTGTGAACAGGATTTCGTCACCGAAGAATGCCCGCACTGCGGCAAGGAAGTCACGGTATACTGGGACGAGGAGCAGGACGGACATGTCATGCACTGCCCATTCTGCGGTGAATCCATGCTGCTGTGCAGTATCTGTCCGGAAAGCAGCTGTGACTGGACAAAGGAACACGGCTGCAAGGTAGAACGAAAGGAGGTATCATCATGTCAAAACGATATTACTGGCTGAAACTGAAAGAGGACTTCTTTCGAGATAAGGTCATGAAGAAAATGCGGAAGATTGCAGGCGGTGACACCTATGTGGTCATCTATCTGAAAATGATGCTGATGAGCATTCAGACAGGCGGCGAACTCTACTTTGAGGGCATCGAAAACGACTTTGCGGACGAGCTGGCACTTGCACTGGACGAAGATGAAGAAAACGTCAGAGTGGCACTTGGTTTCCTGATGCGTTCCGGAAAGCTGGTCGAAAAAAGTAAATCAGTTTACTTTATGCCGGAAGCCAGTGAAGCCATTGGCTCAGAAAGCAGCAGTGCGGAAAGAGTACGGAAATTCCGTGAAAAACAGAAGCAGGAGCAACTGGAAGCAGAAGTTACTGTTGCATTGCCCTGTACAGCAGAAACACCTGAACTGTTACAATGTAACACAGGAGAAACACCTTGCACCGTTACAGGTAACGTAGAGAAGAGTAGAGTAGAGAAGATAAGAGTAGATAAGAGGGAGAGTACAGGTGCACAGTCGGACAAGCCGACTGACACACACCCTCCCAAAGCAAAACGATTTGTGAAACCGACTTTGGAAGAAATCAGAGCTTACTGTCAGAGCAGGCAGAATGGTGTAGATGCAGAACGCTTTTACGACTACTACGAATCCAACGGCTGGCGTGTGGGGAAATCTCCCATGAAAGACTGGAAAGCAGCCGTGAGAACGTGGGAGCGGAGTGAGTGGAACCGTGGAGGTGAAAAGTATGGAAGCAATTCAGAACCTGTTACAGATCGATGGGAAACAAAATTCTGATGCCGGAATCACACCGGAATCCTATGACAAGATGCGGTGTGACTGGTACAATCAATCACGGGGCAACCTTACCGGATATGATTGCCCTAAGTGCCGGAACAAGGGCAGCATCGCCTACTTGCAGGACGGCGTAGAAATGCACCGTATCTGTGAGTGCATGGCGATCCGGCAGAATCAGTCCAACATCACACAGTCCGGACTGGCAGAAACGATACGCACCAAAACATTTGATGCATATCAGTGCAAAGAAGACTGGCAAACTGCACTGAAAGAAAACGTGATGCACTATGCTGAAAAGAACCGTCCGCAATGGCTGTATATCGGCGGGCAAAGTGGAGCAGGCAAAACGCATCTGTGTACAGCTGTCTGTGGTGTCCTGCTCCAGAGAGGACTGCAAGTGCGGTATGAGATGTGGCAGACAATTTTTCGCAATCTAAGCCAATTTGCTACCAGACAGGAACGTTTTCAGCAGCTGACACAGGCACAAGTGCTGTACATAGACGACTTCCTGAAGCCGATCGGCGGCAATGTCAGTGATACAAATCCAAAAGAAATCAGCATTGCGTTTGAGCTGCTGAACGAACGGTACACTCGAAATATGGTCACAATTATTTCCAGTGAACGTATCTTCCGTGACCTGCTCGCGGCAGACAAGGCGTTGGCAGGACGTATCAAGGAACGCTGCGGCGGGTATCTGTTCGCAATAATGAGAAGTGACGAAAAGAATTGGAGATTGAGGTGACGGCATGAAAGTATTGATTGCGTGTGAAGAATCCCAAAGAGTGTGTACCGCATTTAGAGCACTAGGACACGAAGCGTACAGCTGTGACGTGCAGGAGTGTTCCGGTGGCCATCCGGAGTGGCATGTTGTAGAAGACGCTCAGCAAATGCTTGAAAATGACATCGTGATTGTTACACTGGATGGCAAAACGCATTTTATTGACAAGTGGGATTTGATGATAGCACACCCACCGTGTACTTATCTCAGCAAATCTGGCGGAAATCGGTTGCGAATCAACGGAGTGCTACAGCAACAGCGGTATGAGCAGGGTTGCAAAGCCGCAGAGTTTTTTATGCGTTTTTACCATGCAAATTGCGAAAAAATAGCAATTGAAAATCCGATACCCATGAAGATTTTCAACTTGCCGAAGTACGATCAGATCATACAGCCCTGCTTTTTTGGCGATCCATGGCTTAAAACAACCTGCCTATGGCTAAAAGGATTGCCAAGGCTTATTCCAAGCAATCCTGTTACGCCAACTGGCCGGTGGGTAAACTGCACCGATCACAGAAAAATTAAGAAAAATGACAGCTGGCACAAAAGTGGCGTAAAAAAAGCAAAGGACAGGGCAAAAACATTTTTGGGAATTGCAAACGCAATGGCAAGCCAGTGGGGCGGCAAAGATGATGCTGTGCGGCAGCTGATCTTTGACATGGAGCAGGAGAATGACAATGGAATTTGATATCCGATTCGATCCACCACGATCTACAGCCCAGGAAAAGCAATATGCAGTCCGAAATGGCAGAGTCGTTGTCTACGAAACGGCGAACGCAAAGGCAGCAAAGCAGCTGCTACGGCTGGTGCTTGCACCGTATACGCCCAGGAATCCGCTGACTGGAGCTGTTGCACTGTATGTCACATGGCGGTTTCCATACAAGGGCAAGGCGCATTTTGACGGCGAGTATAAGACCACCCGACCGGACACGGACAATCTGGACAAGGCGCTAAAGGATGTCATGACCGATCTGGGATACTGGAAAGATGATGCCCTGGTTGCCAGAGAACACATCGAAAAGATCTGGCACAAGGAACATCCCGGACTGTATGTGCGAATCGTGGATATTTCAGAAGCAATGGCATCAAGCCCAAAAGGACAAGAAAGGTGGTAACATGGGAAAACTAGTGGAACATCTGATGCGGTGTGCAGTATGCGGTGCTGTTCCGAAAATATCAGATACTGCGAATATTGACAAAGATCCTAACCCTGAGCATTGTTACAAGCTGTTTTGCAGCAAATGTGGAGTACACAACAGCTGCGGAAATTGGTTCGAGAATAAGTATAGGGCTTGTCTGGACTGGAACAAGCGGCAAATAGAAAACGAAGACGGCGAGAAATCAATAAAGAATCTAGGTGAAAAACTGAGTCCGTGCCCGTTTTGCGGCAGAAAGATGGTCTTTTACAAAGAAACGCACACAAACAAATACGGAAAGCAATTTGTACAGCAGTATTATTTGCATGAAGATTATGACATTTATCACGAAGAAAACTGCATATTGGATGAAATCAATATGCCCTTTGTCATTGGAGCAGGAGACGCAAACCCAGACACAGGTTATATCGGAGAATACGGAATTAAATGGAATGAAAGGAAAACAACATGGCAGCATCAAAAGTAACAGTACATCTGGCAGCAATCACATGGATTGATGTCAACGAAGTTACGCCGCCAAGCTATCGTTTGTTGCTGCTGACTGTAATGGATTGCAGGTCAAAAGAGATCTACACAACTTCCGGTTTTTTGACAGCGTTCGAAGGGTGGCGTATAAACCCGGGTTCCCGGCCATTTGAGGTGCTTTACTGGGCAGCACTGCCAAAACCGTATCAAAAGCAAAATACCAACCTAGGAGAACAATCATGACAGCACCATGCAAGAACTGTCCGGAACGTGAAATCGGCTGCCATAGTATGTGTGACCGATATATCCGGTACGCAAAGCAGCGTGAGAAGATACGGGAGAATCGAAAGCAGGAGCAGCTTGCAGACCCGACCGTATTTCTCGCAGAATCCGCCAGAAAAGTAAAATGGGATCTGTACAAGAAACGGAGGAAATGACATGGCGAAAAAGAAACCGCAGAAAGGCACGCTGAACTGGTGTATTAAACAGGCAGCTGCCTACGGCGTAAGCTACGGAAGATACATGGCAGAATATTACGAACGAGATATGCAGAAAGGAGCAGGCAAATGCTGCAAGAAGAATTTAAAAGGCTGACGGACAAACCGTTCACGGAAGAAGAATTTGAGAAGATCCACTATGTGTACATTTTTTACCCCGGCATTGTGACACATGCGGACATTGCTCTGATCTGGGCAATTGGCGGAATCCGCCTGATCGAGGACATGCTTCCCACAGCCCGAAAGATCGATGAAGCAGAACAGCGAGTGCGGGCAGCAAGGACAAGGTATGAAACTGCGAAAGAACACTTGAATGCTGTGCTTTCCGGAGAAACCGAAGCATACCCGACCACAACAGAAGAAATCATGGTGCGGAGGTGAATGCGGTATGGGACAGATGACATTGACCCTTGTGCTGCTGATTCCGAGCGGACTGCTGATTGCAAAATGTCTGAGCAGAGCAGGCTGGAACAAGGCGGCTCTTGCTCTGCTTGGGGCGACTGTGATACTTGGGATAGCTGCACTGTTGTGGGGGTGAGATGATGGTAATGTCAAGCCACATCCGAATGAGGTGTTCCATATGCGGCAAGCAGTATCAGATTGAGCGTAAGTTGTTTTGCTACTATGCGGCAGACCAGATATTTTTCTTGATGCAATTGCGTCATATCTGGAACAACCACAGGGATTGCGTTTCTTGTATGAGAAAGTTTGTCCTGCAATTTATCCGGGAAGTCACGTTGTATGTGCTGTTTCAGATCTGGGATATTGTAACCGGAATTGCATGGTTGCTTTTGACTCCATTTGCGAAACTTCGGGAACTGTTGAGGTGAAAGAATGATAAAGATCAACGCCACGCAAATACTGCCAATCGCCATGATCCTGCTAGACGTTGGTGCAGCGGCAGTGTGTCTGTGGCACAGGGACTACAGACGAGTTGTCTACTGGGTTGCGGCAGCGGTTCTGAATGTGACAGTGACATTTTAACGCAATCGAAGGGGGTAAAATGAAAACAGCCATTATAATTATTATCACTGTCTTTACAACGTTATTTTGTGTTTTCTCAGCCACAGCTGACTACTGTGATCTAACCCAAGAAGAGTACGAAAAAAGAATGGAAAAAAATTTTTCTCGTGGTTTGGAATTGGGTTATGCACAAGGAAAGCAGGAAGCAATGAAGATTACACCCAAAGAGCAGGCCGGAGGTGAAGCCATGACACAGGAACAGGCAAAGAAAAAAGAATGGCTGCAACGCTGCCTGCACGAAACGCAGAAGCTGGAAGCTATGACGATGTGCGGCAAGTATACAGAAACAGAATGTTCCCAGACAGAGCAGGTCGTACAGCAGACACAGCGAGAGATCAAACGCTGCATTGCCGCTCTGAACAATCCAGAACTGGAAGCTGTGCTGATTCGGCGATACATCGTATTCCAAAGTTGGGAACAGATCGCAGAGGAAATGCACTACTCTGTCCGGACGATACTACGCCGCCACACAGACGCTTTGGAAAAGTTGTCACTGAATGGCACTTGCTGTCATTGAATGGCAGTCCTGTTTTGTGTATAATGAGAATAGAAACCAAGATACCGGTACGGAAACGTGCCGGTATTTGTGTTAGGAGGATTACAATGCAGGCGTTTGCAGAATCGTTCTACAAGTCCCGTGCATGGCGTGAATGCCGTGATGCGTATGCCGCATCGGTAGGCGGACTGTGTGAACCTTGCCTTGCACGAGGGCTGCACACTGCCGGCGTGATCGTACACCACAAGGTGCATCTGACACCGGACAATATCCATGATCCAGCTGTGTCCTTGTGCTGGGACAACTTGCAGCTGGTCTGTCGTGACTGTCATGCCGCACTGCACGGCGGCAAACGTTGTCGCATCAATGCAGACGGCAGCGTTTCGGCTCGCTGGTAGTCCCCCCTATTCTGAAATTTGAGATACCCTCTTGGAGACCGATGGGTGGAGGTCAATTTTCCTCTCCATGCGTGCGTAAGGGGTGTGTCCGGAAAGGAGATGTCCGAAAGTGACCGTAAAGAACCGAATCCGAAAAGAAAACGCAAGACTGCTGAAACTATATGCTGCCCTGCCTGCCAACAAGTTGGAGATCGTCACGCCGCTGATCCAGAATGCAGCGTTCTTGAAAGTCACGCTGGAAGATCTGCAAACCGAGATCAACAGTCAAGGGTGTGTGGACACCTACCAGAACGGCAAGGCACAATCCGGCAAGAAAGCCAGTGCAGAAATTTCTGCCTACAACACGTCCCTGAAAAATTACACCACGATCATTGAAAAGCTAGATAAGATGCTGCCGCCGGAACAAAAGAAATCCAAGCTGGACGCATTTACAAATGACGAATGACATTTACTCCTATTATCAGCAGATCGAAGACGGCACGATCCCGGTTGGCGAATGGGTACGGCTGGCATATCGCTATGTGATACATGGATTGGAAAGCGGCGAGTTTACCTTTGACCAAAAGAAAGCTTCTCGTGCGATTCGGTTCATTGAAAGTTTCTGCCACCACAGCGAGGGTTCACTTGCACCGCAGCTGCTCCGGCTGGAACTGTGGCAGCGTGCCTGCGTTTCGGTCATCTTCGGCATTCTGGATCACAATGGCAACCGGCAGTTTCGGGAAGTCCCGATTGTTGTCGGGCGGAAAAACGGCAAGACACTGTTTTTATCCGGCATTGCTGTGTACTGTCTATTCATGGACGGCGAATATGGTGCCCGTATATTTTGCGTTGCTCCCAAGCTGGATCAGGCAGATATTGTCTATCACGATATTTGGCAAACCATTTCCAGCGAACCGGAACTAATGGATCTAATCAAGCGGCGTAAGTCTGACTACTATGTGGAATCCACCAACAGCAGCGTCAAGAAAATTGCATTTAACGCTAAGAAGTCTGATGGATTCAATCCGCATCTGGTCATCTGTGATGAGATTGCAAGCTGGGTGGGAGATGCCGGACTGAAACAGTATGAGGTCATGAAATCGGCACTGGGAGCCAGACGGCAGCCGTTGTTGCTGAGCTGCTCTACTTCCGGATACGTCAATGACGGCATTTATGATGAACTGATCAAGCGGTGTACCCGATTTCTGAAAGGTGACAGCAAGGAAAAACGGCTGTTTCCCCTGCTGTACATGATCGATGACATTGAGAAGTGGAACGACATCAACGAACTGCGAAAATCTAACCCGAATCTGGGTGTATCTGTTTCAGTAGATTATATGCTGGAAGAAATCGCAGTTGCAGAGGGCAGCTTGTCCAAGAAAGCGGAATTTCTTACGAAATACTGCAACATCAAGCAGTCCAGTTCTCAGGCATGGTTAAATGCAACGGCGGTGGAGCACGCCTGCGGAAAGCCGCTGCATCTGGAAGACTTCCGGGGCAGCTATTGCGTTGCCGGCGTAGACTTGTCACAGACCACAGACTTAACAGCGGCAACGATCGTCATTGAAAAAGGCGGTGTGCTGTATGTGTTTGCAAAGTTCTGGCTGCCGCCGGAAAAGCTGGAGGAAGCCACTGCACGGGACGGTGTCCCCTATCAGATCTATGTGCAGCGTGGACTGTTGGAACTGTCCGGCGAAAACTTTGTGGATTATCATGACTGCTACCGTTGGCTGTGCGACATGATCGAACAGTATGAGATCTATCCGCTAATGGTGGGATACGACCGCTATTCTGCACAGTATCTGATTCAGGACTTGAAAACGTATGGTTTCTGCACCGATGATGTGTATCAGGGTGACAACCTTTATCCGGTGCTGTTGGAAATGGAAGGACTGTTCAAGGACAAAAAAATTTGCATCGGTGACAATGACCTGTTAAAGCTGCATCTGCTGAATGCAGCAATCAAAATGAACAACGAACGAGGACGGGGCAAACTGGTAAAGCTGTCTGCTAACGCACACATTGACGGCTGTGCGGCTCTGGCAGATGCCTTCACTGTCCGGCAGAAATACTACGACCAATACGGCATACAGCTACAGAACGGAGCGTGAGTACATGGGGCTGTTTCAAAAATTATGGGGCAATCGTCCATCGAAATCCACTGCGGCAGCTGCATCGTATTTCCGCACGCTGACCGGATATGCACCGGTATTCACCAACTGGCACGGGTGCCTATACGAATCGGCACTTGTGCGGTCTGCCATTGATGTCCGGGCAAGGCACATTTCCAAGCTGAAAGCAGACATCATGGGCACGGCAAAGCCCAAGCTGCGGACAAGACTGAAACAAAGCCCAAACGAGTGGCAGACGTGGGGACAGTTTCTCTATCGCCTGTCCACCATTCTGGATATGCAGAATACGGCGTTTATTGTCCCTGTGTTCGGAGCATACGATGAAATCACCGGATACTATCCAGTTCTTCCGTCACAGTGCAGCATCATTGATGTACACAGCGAACCGTTTCTGCGGTATCGGTTTTCATCCGGTGAAACAGCAGCGGTGGAACTTCTCAGCTGTGGGATACTGACCAAATTTCAGTATCAAGACGATTTCTTCGGCAGCAGCAATGCGGCTCTGACCCCGACCATGGAGCTGATCCACTTGCAGAATCAGGCGATCACCGAAGCAGTCAAGAACAGCAACACCTACCGGTTCATGGCGAGAATCAACAATTTCACCAAACCGGAAGACCTTGCGAAAGAGCGAAAGCGATTCTCACGGGAGAATTTTGAAGCGGACGGCGGCGGAATCCTGCTGTTCCCGAATACCTACAGCGACATCAAGCAGCTGTCCCAAACGTCCTACACGGTAGACAAAGAGCAGGCGGCACAGATCCAGAACAACGTATACAGCTATTTTGGCGTGAATGAAGATGTGCTGCAAAGCAAGGCATACGGCGATGCGTGGCAGGCATTTTACGAGGGTTGCATAGAACCGTTTGCAATACAGTTTTCCGATGTGATGACGAAATGCGTCTACACACCTGTGGAACGTACAAACGGGAACGGCATCATGCTGACATCTAACCGGTTGCAATATATGTCCACCACAGAAAAGCTGAAAGTGGCATCTCAGATGATGGACAGAGGTGTCTTTTCTATCAATGAAGTGCGTGAGATATTCAACGCAGCACCAGTGGAAGGCGGCGATGTCCGCACCATTCGTGGCGAGTACAAGTGCACAGAGGAACTGGAAGATGCCGAAGAAAACCAGAAAGACGAGGTGGAACAATGACAGAACAGGAAATGGAACAGCTGATGCAGCGGCTCAGTGCCGGACGGGAATACCGCATGATGCGGAATTTTGAAATCCGAAGTGATCCTACAGCAGATACAAGTAAAATTGTAGAAGGCTATGCCACGACATTTGACCAGCCATATTTGCTGTATGATTGGGGTGACTACAAGGTCTATGAGCAGATCGACAGCAAAGCGCTTGATGACTGCGATATGTCTGATGTAATCATGCAATATGACCACAGAGGACGTGTATTTGCACGCACGTCAAACAGCACACTAGAGCTGACACTGGACAACATCGGTCTGCGTGTGAAAGCAGATCTTTCCGGCACAACGATCGGCGGACAGCTGTACGAAGAAATCAAAGGTGGCTACACGGCAAAGATGTCGTTTGGATTTGTTGTTGGCGAACAAAAAACAGAGTATGTGGAAGACAAGGCAAACAACATCGTCACGGTGACACGGACTATCACAAAAATCCGAAAACTGTACGATGTGAGTGCAGTGTCTATCCCTGCCAATGATGCCACACAGATCAGTGCACGCAGTATCTCTGACGGATTAATCAGAGAGATTGCGGCGGAGCGCAAAAAAGCACTGGATCACATACGCAAACGAAAGAAACTGGAACTCAAACTAAGACTTATGGAGGTATGAGATATGACACCGGAAGAAATCAGAGTATTGACTATTGATGGCGTAGAGCAGCGTATTGCGGCGATCCGCACTGAGATGGAATCCGAGAGCGCCGACATTGACGCACTGACAAGCGAAGTGGACGCACTGGAAGCACGCCGTACCGAACTGCGGAAACAGGCACAGCGTCGTGCAGCACTCCGCAGCCGTATCGCAGCAGGCACAGAAGGCACTGTCACCAGAGCATTTGCCGCAGACAACACCGACACACCTGAGCAGTCCTACAATTGCAGCAGCCCGGAATACCGCACAGCATGGCTGAAAAACATGGCTGTGCGTGACGGTGTACATCTGCTGGGCGAAATGACCAAGCAGGAACGTGCGGCATATACCATGACTACTGCAAACACTGCTGCACCTGTCCCGACAGAGATCATGAACCGCATTGTTGACCTGGTACAGTCGTCTACTGCAATCTATTCCGATGCTACCAAGTCCGGCATGACAAGCGGGTTTGCAATTCCCCGAATCAAGTCTATCAAACAGGGTGATGCCAAAGAAACTGCCGAAGGCGTGGCAAACGATGACGAACAGGACACATGGGATCAGCTGTCTTTGGACGGCGTAGAGATCAAAAAGCATCTGGTCATCACCAGAAAGATGACATGGCAGTCTATTGCTGCATTTGAAACATGGATCGCAGAACATCTGGCACGGCGTATCGGTAATGCAAAGGACAAGCGCTGCATCACACAGCTGGACAGCACCACCTACGGCATTGATACTGACAATGTGCTGACCGATCAGGCATACGATGATGCGGCAATTCGTGGTATTATGGCAAAGGTAAAGGAAGAAGGCGTAAGATGCGTCTATGCCAACAGCAACACCGTGTGGAACGGTTTGTTTGGCATTCAGGACGCAAACAAGCGACCGATCTTCCTGCCGGATCAGACAGGTGATCCTAAAATTGCAGGCTATATCTATGGTGCAGCCGTCAAGATCGATGAAAATGTAGCGGACAACACCGCTTATGTCGGCGTGCCGTCCAGTCTGTTGGCGAACAACTTTGAGGAACTGTACATCTCCAATCAGCAGGAAACAAAGACGTTCAACACTGTCGTTGGCGGTTATTCCCTGTTTGATGCCGGTCTGGAAAATCCAAAGGCATTTGTCAAGGTAACATTCAAAACTACTGGCGAGTAAGGAGTGATGCACCATGGCAATGCTGGATAAGGCAAAGTTGTCACTGCGTGTCTGCACCGATGCGTTTGACGATGAAATCCTAGATCTGATCGCAGCGGCAAAGCTGGATTTGGGCATTGCCGGTGTATCAGAAACCGAAGAAACAGACCATCTGGTCAGTCGTGCCATTGTCACCTACTGTCGGATGCATTTCGGACAGCCGGACGATTACGACCGACTGAAAGCATCTTACGATGAACAAAAGGCACAGCTGTCCATGGCTACCGGATACACAGATTGGAGGGATTCGAGTGGATCGCAGTGATGTGCTGACACTGATCCGGCAGAGTATCTCCAAGGGTGCAGACGGCATTCAAAAGCAGCAGGACGAATCCAAGCGACAAGTATTCTGCAATGTGTCCAGTGTATCCGGTATGGAGTGGCTGGAAGCCGGCAGGAACGGTATTAAGCCGGAATACCGGTTCACCGTATTTGCACCGGACTATGCCGGTGAAACAGTCTGTGAGTACAACGGCAGCCGCTACAGCGTATACCGAACGTACCAAGGGAAAAACGACACACTGGAACTGTATGTCAAAAAGAAAGGCGGTGTGCAGCCATGAGCCATATGAAAGGCAGCGTCAACTACGGACAGGTGGCTGATGAAATCGCACAGATTCTGGCAGACTACGGCGATCATGCCGTAAAGGTGCTGAACGAAGAAGCCGAAAAATCCGGCGAAGCCTGTGCAAAGGCACTGCGGAAAAGTTCCCCGAAAGGCGGATCAAAGCGGAAACCGTACCGAAACGGCTGGACGTGCAAACTGGTAGACCGCAGAGGAACTGGCAGTTTGATCAAGACGGCAGTTGTCCACAACAAAAATAAGCCGCAGATTGCCCACCTGTTGGAATACGGACACGCAAAGCGGAATGGCGGCATGGTAGACGGCATCGAACATATCAGACCGGCAGAAGCAGAGTATACTGAAGAATTTGTAGAGACCGTAAAGCGGCGATTGGAGAACGGCACATGACCTATGAATCTATCAAAGATTTGCTTGATGCAATTGGTCTGCCGTACACCTATCATCACTGGGACGAAGAAAACGTACCGGAATTGCCGTGGATCGTGTTTGACTATCCGGAACAGAATGATTTTCTTGCAGACGACAGCGTTTACCAGAAGATCACTGCCCTGCAAATAGATTTGTATACCGACAGAAAAGACTTGCAAACAGAAGCAATGGTGGAACAGGTGCTGGAACAGAACGGCATTGTGTACACCAAGGAAGAAACCTATATCGCATCGGAAAAGATGTATGAAATCACATACGAAACGGAGCTGATTATCAATGGCTAATACCAATACCCCAAACAAAGTGAAATACGGGTTGGAAAACGTTGTCTACGCCAAAAAGACAGTGAGCGAAGCAGGAGAAATCACCTATGCAACACCGGTCAAAATTCCGGGTGCTGTCAACCTGTCCATGGATGCCAACGGCGAACCGGAGAACTTCTACGCAGATGACGGCGTGTATTTCGTTATCAATAACAACAACGGCTATGATGGTGATCTGGAAATTGCAATGATTCCGGAGTCATTTGCTACAGACATCCTGAATCAGACCAAGGACAAGAATGGCGTGCTGATCGAGAATGCTGATGCACAGCTGGAAGAGTTTGCACTTGGATTCCAGTTCAAGGGCGACCGTAAGCACATCCGACACTGGCTGTACAATTGCAGTGCTTCCCGTCCGTCTGTGGCAGGCAAGACCACAGAAGCCACAAAGACACCGCAGACAGATACGCTGAAATTGTCTGCAACACCGCTGCCGAACGGATTGGTAAAGTGCCGTTCCGGTTCTGAAACCACTGCTGACGTATACAATGGCTGGTTTGGCAAAGTATACATGCCCGACACAACCACGGAGGTACAGACGACAGAATGAATGTAAAAATTGATAAGGGCATGACCAAGGAAATCATGATTGATGGTATTCCGGTACTGTTCCGTGCAGATGCGTCTATCCCCCGTCTGTATCGTATCCACTTCGGGCGTGACGTATTTGCAGATATGGGCAGTCTGATGCGGAAAATCGCACCGAATGCAAAACCGAAAGAACTTGCCGAACAGGAAGTGGAGGAAATTCAAGAGCAGCTGGACATCAGCAGCATGGATACGGAAGTATTGGAAAACATGGCATATATCATGGCATATCATGCCGACAAGGAACATACACCGGACAATATTGAGGATTGGCTTGCACAGTTTGGCGTAACGTCCATGGTGCAGATTCTGCCGCAGATCATGGAACTGTGGGGAATCAACACAAAGTCCACCTCAGAAGTAAAAAAAAAGAACGACCCATTGACCGAGAAATAAATACCGCATTGTTTCTCCTGCGGTGTACGCAAATGGGACTGCATATGACAGATCTAAGTCTGCTGACCATCGGCATGGTGAGTGATATGATAATAGAATCCTTGAACGATTCTTACGATTATCCTAGCCTTGCGGTGCAGGCAGACTTTGATGCTTTTTAGGAGGTGAAATCATGGCAGGAAACGGAAATCAAAAGATTCGTGGCATTACAATTGAACTGGACGGTGATGCATCTGGTTTGATGAAATCGTTGTCTGACATTGGAAAAAGCCTGCGATCTACGCAGTCACAGCTGAACGATGTCAACAAGCTGCTGAAACTGGATCCCGGCAATATGGAACTCATTGCACAAAAACAGCGGTATCTGGGTGAAATGACAGAACAAACCGCAGAAAAGCTGGAAAAGCAAAAAGAAGTTCTTGCACAGCTGAAAGAGCAGGCGGCAAAAGGTGTAGACAATACAGATCAGCAAAACGCCATGCAGCGTGAAATTATTCAGACAACGAAATCTCTGGAAAAGCTGAAAGATGATCTGCGGAATCTGGACAGTGGCAGCGGTGTCACTGAAATTACAGAGGATATGCGTGATGTGGAGCAATCCGCAGAACGTGCTGCACAGAGCATATCAGAAATGGATAATGCCGCAGAGCCGGCAGCAGACAGTATGCAGGACATGGCAGATGCCGCAGACAAGATGCAGGAAAGCATTGACGAAGCTGGAGAAGCGCTGAAAAGCAGTGCGTTTATGGATGCATCTGAAAAGCTGTCCGGTGTGGCTGACAAGATCGTGGAAATTGGCAAAGCGTCTATGGACGAATTCAATGAAACGGAAAATGCCACCAGAAAAGTGGTATCCTACTTTGGAGAAACAGGAACGGCAGCAGAAGAAACAGCAGACATTATCCAAGATGTATACGGCAATGGTGTTGGTGACAGCATGGACACCGTGGCTGACTCTGTGATTACGGTTAAGAAAAACTTTGAAGATCTGTCCAAGGCAGACCTTACACATCTGACTGAGATCGGAACCACACTGGAAGAATCCTATGGAATTGACCTGTCAGAAACCATGCGTGGTGTCAACAGCCTAATGGAGCAGTTTGGCTTGACATCAGCTGAGGCTCTTGACTATGTGGTCAAAGGCACACAAAATGGACTGGACAAGACAGATGAACTAGGCGATAATCTGTCTGAATATGCCGGGAAGTTTGCACAGGCAGGATATTCCGCAGGTGAGTATTTCCAGCTGCTGAACAATGGCCTTGACAATGGCGCATACAACCTGGATAAGGTCAATGACGCAATCAACGAGGTTACAAACCGCATTGCAGACGGCACAATCGAAAGAAACCTGGATTCCTACTCTGACCGTACCAAGCAGTTTTTTGAAGCGTGGAAGAATGGGAACGGCACACAAAAGGACGTTATTGACAGCATTGTCAACGATATTAGCAATGCCACCACACAACAAGACAAGCTAAATCTTGCTACAACAGCGTTTGGCACAATGGCGGAAGACGGCAGCCTGAAATTTATCACCGCACTGACATCTGTTGGGGATACATACAAAGATGTCACAGGTGCAGCCACAGACTTTTACAATCAGTCTACCACCCCAGCACAGATGCTGGAAGCAAATCTCCGCACGCTGCATCAGGCACTTGTCCCCATTGGCGAAGCACTTATGACTGGATTGAATACAGTTCTTCCGCCAATAACTACGGCAGTCAAATTTTTAGCAACAATTTTTGGGGCAATGCCAGATTCCATGAAAGCTTTTGTTGCAATACTCGCTGGGTTAATTGTTGCTATGGCGAAAATTGCACCGATCATTACCGCCATATCCGTAGCCAATACTGCACTTAATATCTCACTCGGTCCGGTGTTGCTGATTATTCTTGCAATTGCGGCAGCCATCGCTGCGGTGATTGCTGTTGTAAAACACTGGGATACAATCAGTACATGGCTGTCTGACACATGGAACACGCTTGCAGAAGATGCACAAATCACCTGGGACAACATTTCTACTTTCTGGTCTGACACATGGGACACGATCAAAGAAAAAGCTTCTCAGACATGGGAAAACATTTCTGAGGGGGCTGCGATTTTCTGGAACAACTTTTCTACGTTCTGGGCAAATTTCGGACTGACCATTTACACCAGCACTGCATCTGCATGGGAAAGTGTGAAAACGTATCTGTCAAGTACATGGAACAATCTGGTTACATTTGGTGCGGCATCATTTCTGACCTTGCGAAATTCTGTCAGCACAACATGGAGCAATATCAAGTCACAGACATCTGCCACGTGGGACAATGTAAAATCCACGATTTCCAATGCCATGGGAAATGCGTACAGCACAGTATCAAGCCATGCATCTTCCATGTACAGTGCGGTATCCACCCAGTTCAGCAACATTGTCAGCAGTGCTGCATCTGCGGCTGTAGGCGTGTATAACCACATTTACAGCGGCTTTGAAAGTGCATGGAGTTATATCTCCGGACTGCCTGCAAAGGCGTTCCAGTGGGGCAGCGACCTCATTGACGGATTTGTCGGCGGCATCGAAAGCTTTATTCACAAGGTGCACGAAGCAGCCGGCGAAGTCGCTGACATTATCAAGCAGTATATCCACTTTTCCCGTCCGGACATCGGACCGTTGCGAGATTATGAGAAGTGGATGCCGGATATGATGCAGGGATTGGCAGACGGTATCCGACAGAATCAGTATCTTGTGGCAAATGCCATGCAGGGACTTGCCGGAACAATGGCAATTGCAGCTCCAAGCGTGCCGATCAGCACACAAAGCATGGCAATCGACACAAGTGGCATATCCTCTGCGATACGCTCTGCATTGGCAGCGGGACAGTACAGCGGCGACACTGGTGATACGATCATACCGATTTATCTGGACGGCAGTAAAATTTATCAGGCGGTTGTCACACAAGAGCAGCGAATGAAATACCGTTCCGGAGGAAGATAATATGCTGGGAAAATACCTGAAACTAAACGGCGTACAGCTGCCGAATCCACAGAAGTGGAAAGAAAGCCACGATGTAGTAGAGAACAGCAAGGAAACCGAAGCAGGAACTACTGCAACGATCATCACACGCTATGACAAGCTGAGCGTATCCGTAAGCTATCAGTGCAGCTCTGCATTTGCAAACCAATTGTATGCCCTGAGCATCAAAGATACACTGACGATGCAGCTGAAAGGCGATACGAAAGAAAGCCGCACAGTCATGATTCGGGATTTTGAAAAATCTTTGGAAAGTGGCTCTGAACGCACCGCCAGAACAGACGGTTTATGGAATGTCAGCTTCACAATCGAAGAAATATGATAAAGGAGGTGCTGTGCCGTGTATGCGGTATCTCAAAAATACAAAGCAGCCATGAAACAACCGGTACAGCAGTTCCGCATACGTGGCACGATCGACAACAACAGGGGCACAGTGCTGTCCTTTACGGATAAAAACGTCCTGAATTTTCGCGTTGCCAATCAGTGCACTGCTTCCAGTACGCTGAAAATCGGAGGTGTATATGTCGGCGAACTTTCGGCGGCATTTACAGGACTGCCTGCATGGTTTCGCTGGAATCCCTATCAGGAAGGCACTGTGATCACGGCATACATATCCAGACGACTGGCTGATGACACATGGGAAGAAATTCCCTTGACACCTTACACGATGTCTACCATGGAAAAAACAGCGTTCGGCTGGGAAACCGTTGCTTATGATAACATGTCCAAACTGGATAAGGCCTATGACGGACAAGCATTTTCCGGCAGCATCTATGACATGGCAACACTGGCATGCAGCTTATGCGGCATAGAGTTCGGCATGACCAGAGCCGCCGTACAAGCACTGCCTAATGGTACATACAGCTATTTTGTGCTGTATCCGGAAAACGACATTGACACCTACCGTGACATCATCTCCTATCTGGCACAGCTGATTGGCGGATTTGCTACCATTGACCGCAGCGGAAAGCTGGTCTTTCGCTGTTTCTCCACAGCAGCCACAGACACGGTTTCCAGCGAACACCGGCTGACCGGAGCAAAGTTCTCTGACTTTCGAACGGAATACAACCGTATTATCTGCTATGACAAAGTGCAGGAAAAACAGTTGTACTGTAAGGTACCGGAGCTGGTAGGCACCTACATGGACTTAGGCACCAACCCGTTTTTACAATACGGGCTGCCTGCCAAGAAAACGGAACTCCTGCAAACGATACTCTATGCACTGACAAGCTACAGCAGCGATGATGCAACATCAGACACCGCCCACGCCCTGCATTACACGCCGTTTACCGCATCAATGTTTGCAGACCCCGCCTATGATCTAGGCGATGTGATTGCGTTTACCGGTGGCATTGCACCTGATGATACAATTGGCTGCATCATGTCATACACGTGGACATATCACGGAGAATACGAAATTGCCGGATATGGAAGCGACCCAACCATAGACTGGGCGAAGTCTGCCGAAGACAAGGCTCTCAGCGGGTTAAGCAGTACACTCGATGCACAGCAGATGCACTACTACAACTACACCAACGCCGCCAGAATCTTCATGGGAACCGACAGTCAGAAAACAGTTGTCAGTCTGCGATTTATTTCTACGAAAACCACACAGGTCAATTTTTTTGCGGAAATCAAGCTGCAATCAGAAACCACAGAAACAGATACAGATGACCAGTACATCTGCACGGACGGCATCCTGACTGCCGCCTACTATCTGGGAAGTGAAGAAATCGGCAGAGTTCGGCCGCAGTGGACATTGCAGGACGGTGTGCATACCCTGCACCTGTTCTTCCACTTTTCCGTGTCCGGCACGACCACCGAGGAATTTTCCGTGCGGTTCTATACCCAGGACTGCACGATCACCATTGATGCAGAAGCACTCAACGCCACCATGGAAGGCACATTCCTTGCCGGAGAAGGCACATGGGACGGCATTATCTCTGCGGAAGACTTCCTGGACACGCCTATTTTCACCGATCCGGCAGATATGAAAATGCACATCAAGCAGACTACAGTATCCGAAAGCCGACAAAATCCGGTTACCACAGGAATCACGGACAAGATCACATTGTCCGTTACAGCAACGGAAATGACGTTCGGCAGTATTTCAGAATCGATCTCCAACTCTCTGGCAGATACTCGTTTCCTGATCGATGCCAAGAACAACAAAGGCACATACGACAACAGCATTACAATTTCTGACGGCGTATATCAGCTGTCAGATCAGTCTGTATCCGGCTGCATTCAAAAGACTGCCGATCTGTCTGACAGCAGCATTACCGGCATTACATCTCTGGAATGCACCTACACCGGGCTGGTATTTGTCCAGTACAGCTACGATGGCAGCACATGGACAGAGCAGGCAGCTATGGCAGACTTCCTGCAAACAGACCTTGACGCACTCTACAGCGGCATGACCACAGCCAGAACAATTGCCCTGCGCATATGGCTGGAGGGCAACGCCACACTTAAAGAATTTGCAATCAACTACACGCTATAAAGGAGGACACATGCTGAAAGGAAAAACAGAATTGATCCTAACCGATGTCCGCACCGGATCACAGGAAAAAGTGTTGGAACATAACATGGTGACCAATGCTCTGTCAGATATTTTCCGGCAGGAAGGCTACATGAAAGACTGCGGCGTGATGTACAGCAGCATCGGACAGCCGCTGTACACGTCCCTGCTGGGCGGCATTTTGCTGTTTGACACAGCACTGGAAGAAGATGCGTCCAAGTACTATGCGCCGCCGGGTGTGCGTCTGACGGCATCTGGCGTGTATGGTATCAAGAATACCGTCAACAGCCTGCTTCGGGGAGATTATAATAGCGAGGAATCCAGGTTGGACTTAGATGCAAAAACCATGAAGTATGTCTATGATTTCCCCACGTCCAAAGGAAACGGCAAAATTGCAAGCGTATGCCTAACGTCAAAGTGGGCTGGATTCGATGGATATGGAGCAGCTGAAAACAACTATACCACAAGCGGCGATCAGTCCGGGAGCTTGTTGTACTCACTGGGCGGCAGCCGATACATGGCACACAATGGGGAATATACCATTGCCATAGACGAAAAAAACGATGTGATGTACTCTGTCGCATTTGAAAAAAATCCAGAGTCCACCTCGTATGATTATAAAATCATCGTTTATAAGCGCTGGGCAAATCTGAAGAATATCACAATTCTCCGGAACATCTACAGCTATCATCCACTAATGGAAAAAGTGGAACTGTCAACCGATAATTTCTATTCTTATTATTCGTCTATAAACTATGATCGAATCAGCAATGCGATTTATGTTGTGGTCAACAACACCGGCAACCCTATTGATTCCGGAAAAAACATTATTATATACTGCATCCCCCTAGATACGCTTAAACTGACTAAGATGTTAGTCACAAACACAACAGGCACATCCATTGTGCCGGCTAACTGCTATGTGTACAACGGATATTTGTATTGTTTCAAAAGCGATGCTGTATATAAAATCAGATTATCTGCAAGTGGTGATGTCACAAGGATGTCAACCCCGTCAAACTTCCAGCCGGGCTACACCAAGTGCATTTTTGAGCGCAATGGATTGATCTATGCTCCATACACATTCGGCGGCAGCAATGACTATAAAAATTATGCCATCATTGACACGGAGAAAAATATTGTTCTGTCCACCAATTGCCGTTCCGGCACATATACATATACTGGCGAATGGTGGATTGCGCCAATTATCGGAAATGACATCATGCTGTTCAAAAACGTCTATCGAAATTCCTCACCGGAAACAGGGACATTCCAGATGCAGACGAATTACCTCGCCACCATCAATAATCTGTCCACACCGATCACCAAGACCGCCGCCCAGACCATGAAAGTGATCTATACCATATCGGAGGGGTGACTATGAAGATACAGTACAACGGCAGCAGTAAAATATTGAAACGGCTGGTGGAACTCGTCAACCGGTCACAGAATGTCGCACTGCGGCAGGACAGCACCGACAAGAACACACTGTACTGGACAGGTCTGGACGGCGTGGAAATCACTGTAAACATCCCGTCCGGAGCCGTGAAAGTAGATACGGAACTGTCCGAAACAAGTACCAATCCGGTGGAGAATCAGGCAATCACCAAAGAACTCGCTCAAAAAGCCGACAAATCCGTTATCCCGACCGTAGGAGACGGCGTGCTGTCTTTGCAGCGTAACGGTAAGAGCGTGGGGACGTTTTCCGCAAATGCGGCAGAAAATGAGGCTATCAATATTCCCGTACCGGAGAAGGTATCCGAACTGGAAAACGATGCAGGCTACGGAACATACACCAAGCCCACTACAGGTATCCCAAAGAGCGACCTTGCAAGCGGTGTGCAGGCAAGTCTGGGTAAGGCGGACACGGCACTGCAAAAGCATCAGGACATCAGCGGCAAGCTGGACAAGACCGGAGATGCAAGCACTACTACAGTAGCATTTTCAGCAGCATCTGCCCGGGAGAATGTCAAGACGGGCGAAAAGCTGTCTGTGATCGTTGGCAAAATTGCTAAGTGGTTTGCGGATTTGAAAACAGTAGCGTTTACGGGAAGCTATACCGATCTGGCGAATAAGCCGACGATACCGGACGGATCTAAGTATCTGCCGTTGGCTGGTGGGAAGATGACGGGCGATATTGATATGCAGACCAATAAACGAGATATATTGGTCGGGACGCATAAAGCAAATACATCTGACGGAACGGCGGTTGCTGGCGGGATAATTGAAAAACGTGCAAATATGACGAGTACTCTTCCTGAGATGCGATCATTTGTTGGTATGTTTCATAACACGGATATCGATAGATTTTATAATTTAATATCAGTTAGACACCGAAATGGTTATAGCGATGGAAATTTATATGGTATGTACATTTTTAGCGAATCGACAACGGCTTCCGCTGACTTGAAATGGGGAAAGCAAACTAAAGCCTCTGGATGGACAAACGATTTTACATTATTAGACAGTAGAAACTATACAAACTACGCCCTAACCAAAGACGGCACGGCGGTTAAGGCTAATGCTCTGAGTGCTGGGCATATGAAGTACGGATATGTGCAAAACTCAACCACGACTGCTGGCTCCGGGTATACTTGGGCAAGAGTAGCCTACTGTGAGGACACTGTCGGATACGATACGATCACCATGACGCTGTTGGCTACATCTGGGCACAATGGTGCTGGGCTGTTTAGTGTATCTTATCGTAACGGCTCAACGGGTAAAGCCTGTGATTGGATCAGGTTTGAGCAGATTTTTACGAATAAGCCTACCGGGTTAGCTAATGCGTATTTCAAATTTGTTGCGGTTTACACCGATAGCGGCGTTCGGTATGAGATATGGCATAACACACAGGTAAGATGGAATTCAACGCAATTTACGTGCTTAGCTGAGCAAGCCTACGCTGGTGCAAATACAAACAGATGGATATTTGAAAAACACGATGCCACTACGTTTCAAACAGCACCGCCTACTGGGAATAAAGAGGCAACGTACTACAACAACGGTGTAGTCAACACTGCCACCACCCTCACCGACTCCGGCTGGGTAGCCATGACCGTAGAGGGCTATGCCAAATCCGGCACTGTCAAGTATCGCACCTACGGCAAACAGATCACGATAACCGGAAGTGTTGTCCTAAAGAACGATATTGCTACCTCATATCCAACACCGCAGTACATCGCTTCAACGACCTTTGACTTTTCCAAAATTGTCGGCTGTTCCGGTGTAGGGCGGTCATCGTCTGGCGTGGGGGCATATGTTGTCGTAGAAAACTACAACGGAGATAACCTTGTATGCGTGTATGCTCTTGGCAGTAAAATCGCCGCCGGTGCCACATTATATTTTACGATCACTGGATTTATTGACTGACTAGGAGGAAACTATGAAAGAAACCATTTGCACGATTGCCGGCATTGTCGGCAGCTTTATCGCCGGACTGTTCGGCGGGTGGGACACGTCACTGGTCACGCTGCTGCTGTTCATGGGCATAGACTATATCACAGGACTTGCTGTGGCAGCCTGCGGCAAATCCCCGAAATCCGATACCGGCAGGCTGTCCAGCAAGATCGGCTGGCGTGGTTTGGCAAAGAAATGCGTTTCCCTGCTGCTGGTTCTGGTGGCGGTGCGTCTGGATATTACCTTTGGCACATCGTACATCAGAGATGCGGTGTGCATCGCGTTTACCGTCAACGAGCTGATCTCCATCACGGAAAACGCAGGGCTGCTGGGCGTACCGCTGCCGACAGTTATTACGAAAGCAATCGAATTGTTACAATCGAAAGGAAAAGGTGAATGAGTATGAAAGGAATCGATGTATCGAAGCATCAAGGCACTGTGAACTGGTCGCACGTCAAGGCAGACGGTGTGAAGTTTGCCATTATCCGTGCGGGCTACGGCAAGCAGGCATCGCAGAAAGACGCGCAGTTTGAAAACAATTACGCCGGCTGCAAGTCCAACGGTGTGCCGGTTGGCGTGTACTGGTATTCTTACGCAACCACACCGGACGAGGCAAGAAAAGAAGCTGCTGTTTGCCTGAGCGTTATCAAGGGCAAGACGTTCGAGTACCCCGTGTATTTTGACATCGAGGAGCCAAGTGTGCTTGCAAAGGGCAAGGCAGCCTGCACCGCCATTGCAAAGGCGTTTCTGGAGACGGTAGAAAAGGCAGGCTATTTCGTGGGGATCTATTCCAGCAAGTCGCACCTGGAGAGCTGCTTTACTGAGGAACTGCGGACACGGTACGCTGTCTGGGTGGCGCACTACGGCGTGGAAAAAACCACCTACCACGGACAGTGCGGCATCTGGCAGAAGTCCAGCACGGGCAAGGTCTATGGCATCTCCGGCAATGTGGACGTGAACGAATGCTATGTAGATTATCCGGCAGCTATCAAGAAAAAGGGGCTGAACGGGTTCAAGACTGTTCAGACCGCAGCAACAGCGAAGCCGGCACAGGCGAAGTCCTGGAAGAAAGGCCAGGCGGTGCACATCGGCAGCAACGTGCCGCTGTTCGCAAATGAAACTACTACCACACCCGCTGCCCGACTGACCGCCGGAACGTACTACATCTACGACGGCGTGCCTTGTAAGCTGGGACGGTATCGCATCACCACTACGGCGGCGAATTGCGGCAGGACACCAGTCGGGAAGTTTGTCACAGGGTATGTGTCTTGGGATAATTTCAAATGA